GCCCAACTCTGGGTCGGCGGCCTTCACGCTCGACGACGGGCCGTTCGTCGCGGTCGCACCCGACTCCCCCACCGGCTCCCCCGTGCCCGTGGCCGGCTTGGCGGCCTGGCAGGCGGCGCAGCAAGACCCGTCGCACGACCCCGTGCACGCCGGGCAGCACGAGCACGCCACTGCCGTCCCCGCGCCCTTCGCGGTGTCGGGCTCGAGGGCCTTCCCCGCGTCCGGTTCCGGGGTCTCGTGGAGTTCCTCGACCCGCACGAGCATCCGCTCGGCGTCGAGGTCCGACCCGCGGACCTCGACGCCGGGGACGGCGGCCTTGGCCATGACGAGGGTGCAAGAGGGGTTCGCGGGCCGGTCCACAAGGGACACCTCGACGACCTTCCCGTCGATGATCCGGCCGCCGGCGGCCTTGGTGTCGGTGACGACGCGGGGGCCCTTGATGCCGATGGAGAAGCCGCGCAGGACGCCGTGCTCGACCTTCTTCACGGCGAGGGGGTCGACGACCTTGGCGACGACGTGGTGGCCGCCGTCCTTCTCCTCGTACTCCGTGGCGACACCGACGGCGTTCGCGGTGTGCATCTCGCGGACGTTCCCGCCGGTGACGAACCAGTCGGGGATCGCGCGCTTCAACCAGGTCGGGTCGGCGATCTGCTGGTCGATGTCGAGGGTGTCGTCGGAGACGCGGCCGTGGACCAGGAGGGTGCCGTCGTCCTGCTTCTCGCTCTTGGTGATCTCGGCGAACACGCTGGTGCGGTCCACGGGTCCTCCCTTGGTGTGCGCATGGTGGGGACCGCCCGGGCGCACGGCTGGGCGGGAGGGGAAGGTGGGTTGGGTGACGGCCGCTCAGGCCGCAGCCAGGTCTGCGAGCTGGACTCCGGGAATCGCGGAAGCTGGGGCCCGGTCGGGAAGGATCACGCACCGGCACCGCGGGTGTCCCGGGCAGTCAGGCAGTGCGTCGAGGGTGACGACACCGAGGTCCTCGTTGCCGCTGCAGACGGCGCAGACCCGGTCGTCGTCGGCGGTCTGCCAGTGCCCCCAACCGACCGCGGCCCACGCGTAGACGGTCGCGGCGGCAGCGTTGATGGCCTTCCAGATCTCCGTGACGATCAGGAGGGTCAGCCACGCCACATCCCGGACCAGGGCCGCGATCAGCGCGGCCAGGGCTGTGACGGTGACGCCCTTGAGGATGGCTGCGGCCAGGACGGCGGCGATCCGGGCGAGACGGGCACGGATCGACGTGTTCAGGGTGCCGGCGGCGTTCGCGGTGCTGGTGGCGGCGTCGGCGGCTTCGAAAGCGTCCAGCGCCTGCGTTCCCGCCGGGATGGTGAGCCCGATGCTGGTGATGGCGTGGAGCGCGGCGTCACGGCCGAGCGCCCGCGCTGCCCGGACCGCCTTCGTGAGCGCATCGAGGGTGGCATCTGCGGATCGGACTCTCCCCCACAGCCACGCGAGGATCGCCGCGGCGAGAGCCGTCCTCTCGGCCCGGTCGTCGCTGGCGGCCTTCTCCGCGATGCTGGGCCACAGCCGGGCGGCCTCGGCGGCGAGCGCCTCAGGGTCGGGCCACTGCTCCACCCACCGCGCCGTGACGGCCCCTGTGTGCTGGACGGCGAGCGCCCGATCGTGCTGCCACGCCGTCCACTCCCGCCCGCCTCGCGGCTGCCCGTCCGAGGACCTCGTGAAGCTGACGCCGAGGTCGCGACGCACCATGCACCCCCCCGGAGAAGCCGTCGAGCCCTCCACCGCCGGCGGTTGCATCGTTGGTGCCACACTGCGATGCATGCTGATCAGGCCGCTCCCCGGGGGATCCCGCCGGGATGTTCTCGACGCCTTGGAACGGGTCATGCAAGAGGCATCCCGGCTAGCGGAGAACCGGTACGACGACATCCTGCGGCAGGTCTACAACGAGTGGGTCTCGTTCGCCTTGAGCAACCTCTCGAAGCGCATACACCCGGAGGACGTCGACCGGCTTGTTCTGACACGGAGGCACTGGGCTATTCAGGGACTGACCATCATCGACGCCAGCGTCTCTGTGTTGATCCACACTGAGATACAAGAGCGATGCGAGGCCCTACGGGACGCCATCGGCGCACTCGGGGGGCTGGCTCAACGCTGGCACGGGCTCGAGTGGCTCGTGGTCCCCGACACCAACGTGTTCTGTATGCACAAGGTCAAGTTCGACCGTCTGGACTGGACCGCGTTCCCGTCGCAGCCGTCGACGTCTGGCCGCGTCGTGATCCCAATGGTCGTAATCGACGAGCTGGACAAGAAGAAGCACGGCGGCAGCCACGTCGCATACCGCGCTGCGTTCACGGCGGCGCGGCTGAATCGCCTGTTCGGCGAGAGCGACCCGCGGACGGCTGCGCCCCTCCTGATCTCAGAAGAGGACGAGGAGGGAGAGCAACGCCCGCGGGTAGCCGTCGAGATCAAGTTCGATGACCTTGGGCATCTCCGGCTTCCCCGGAACGACGAGGAGATCCTCGCGCAGGCTGTCTGGTTGAGGGACCTCTCCGACCAGGAGGTCACCCTGGTCACCTTCGACACGGGGATGGCGTTCCGTGCCCGATCGCTAGGGCTCCGCGTCGTCCACCTCGACCGGGCCGCCATGATCCAGGAGGAGCTGCGCCCGAAGCCCCCGAAGACGAAGGGCGCCCCGCAGAAGTAGGACGATCAGGCGTCGACCCGCACGTCCAACGCGGCCAGGGCTGCGTCCCAGTCGCCTTCCTCCGCGAGCGTGTTCGCGGCGACGGCCACGTAGCTGGGGTGGGCGTGGAACTCGAACGGCCGCCACCTGCGCTGCCCGGACCGGGCCCGCTTCACGAACGATGTGAACGCGGCCTTCTCCGCGGCTTGCTCCGCGGCGAGGGCTACGAGGACGGCGGGCATGGACGTCGCCAGTTCCGGCCGGACGGCGGGATTGCCGTCGAGGTGGTCGGGCTGCCACCAGGCGACGACCTCGACCTGGTCGCCGTCCGGGTCGTCGGGGTTGAGGACGACCCTCACCGACGGGTCGGTGTTGATCGGGACATCCGCCTCGGAGTCGACCCGCCACACGAACCCCCGGTACACCCCGGCGTCCCATTGGCCGCCGAGCCGCCCGGGCGGCACAGGGACCCCGGTCTCCTCGGCCCATTCCCGGCGTGCCGCGTCGAGCGGGTCCTCCCCGCCTTCAATGTGGCCGCCCGGGAACTCCCAGGTGCCGGCCGCCGGGTCGCCTGGCGGGAGGTGGTCGGCCGCGGTGGTGCCCGTGTCGTCATGGCAGCCGATCGACCCGTCGCCGTGCTGCCACCCGTCGTCGGGGTCGAACTGGGTGCGGGCCCCGCAGCCGGGGCACACGGTGGGGTTCGCGGCCCGCTGCAGCATCAGGACCCGGCCGGTGTCTGCGGCGAGGACCGCGAGCCCTGCCGCGACGGGGCCGCCCGCCGCTGCCTTGCCGCGGACGGTCCCCGTCGCGTTCCGGGCCAGTGCGGGGCCCCCGGTGCCGTGGTCCGCAGGTCCGGCGGGCAGGGCAGGAAGCTGTCCCGGCGGGGTCGGCGGCGTCAGTTTCGCGGTGGCGTCCGCCCGGGCGATCGCCCCCTCCAGGGGGATGACCTCCCGCTGCGTGATGATGAGCGGGACGTCCGCCTCGGGCACGTCGTAGCGGGGCCGTCCGGTTTCGTCCCGGATCTCGTTGATCGTGATCCCAGCGACCCGGGCGAGTTGCTCCATGCTGGTGAGCGCGGACGCCTCGTCCTCGGCTTCCAGCCCGAGGAACTGGAAGGTGAGCTCGTCGCCCATGGCGAGCCACGTCATGGAGATCTCGTTGATGATGCCGGTCAGCCACTTCGTGGTCGGTCTGATCGCCTTCCGGTAGGTGACGTTCTCCTCGGAGTCGGCGAACCCCTTCCCGCCGAGGCCTCCCTTCGGTGGGAAGCCCAGCTCGGTGGGCATCACATCGAACGCGAGGGCGATCCGCCGGATCAGATGCTCGTCGAAGTCCGCCTTGTACCGCTCCTCGAACGTCGACATCGGAGTCGGCTTGAACCCCTGCGGCAGCATCTTCGCCCTGTGACGCTCGATGGTCTGCCCGGACAGCAGGTCGTTGAAGATCCGCTCGTAGGCGAGCAGCTGCTCCGGGGTCATCGGGGTGTCGACCTCGATCATCAGCTCGGGGACAACCCCCGCCGCGTACTCCGCGCGCAGCCACTCCTGCCGCTTCAACCACAGGTCGGCGTCGAGGATCGCCTGCTCGGTGTTCGACAGCCCGTACGGGCTGTTCGCGCGCCGGTACCGGGGCCGGTAGATGAGGGTGTCCCGGGCGAACTCCTGGGCCGGGTCCAGGCCCGGGGTGGCGGTGAACTCTCCACGCGGGAACCCGTGCAGCATCTGCTGGTACGCGGGGTTCGGGGGCTGCGGGACCGCGCCCCGGTGATCCAGCAGCGGCTTGATCGTGTCCCCGGCGATGACCTCCACCGAATGCAGGCCGCCCCCGAGGTTCGCGTGCGGGAAGATCGTCAGCGCGTCGAGGACGAAGTGTTCCTCCAGCGCCGCGGTCAGCCACTCCGCGAACGTCCAGTCCTGGATCCGGTCTGGCTTCGTCCACCAGCGGCGCAAGTCGGCGATGTTCCCGGCGTTGCGGGCGCGGGCGTTCATCTCGATCTGGTGGCGGGTGACCCGCGAGCGGGTGTCCCGGTCCCGCTTCGCGTCCGTGTCGCCGGCTGCGGCGGCCTTCGCGCGGGCGTGCTCGGCGCGGGTCGTGGCCTGGTCGAGCATCTCCCGCTCGAACACGGACTCGGCGACGACGAAGTCCCAGTCGAGACCGACCATCTCCAACTTGCGGATCTCGATGCAGCGGCGGATGACGGTGACGTTGTCGGCGAGCTGCCGCAGCACCGTCCAGGGGACGACCCGTTCGCCGCCGCCGGGCAGGTTGGACGAGACCGGGTACTCCCACCTGCGTGGGAGGGGCCGGCCGGTGACCGGGTCGAGGGGGTCGATCGCGCCGGGTCGGACGGGGGTGCCGGGCCCGAACGCGACGTTCGGGTCGGTCCACCCGCCCGGTGCGAGGGGCCGGGCGATACCGGTGCCCC